AACTCCGTAAACCCAACCGCACCCTGAGCAGGACGACCAACACCCGCACCCTGAGCAGTCTGAGGGAAAAACGCCCACGAAATCCTCTCACCATCAACACTCTTAGCCTCAACCTCAACACGCTCACACACAGCCAACAGTTCAGGCAAAACATCCAACTTCATTTCCATTACATTCTCCATTTCATTTTTCATTATTAGTATTCCTTTACTTCCAAACCAGAATTCCTACGCAACCACTCAATCTCATTACGGCTAGTGTTCCTAAACATTTGGTCAAGAACAAACCACTCACGCTGAGAAGGCGTATCTTCATAGTCGTCTAACTGCTCTAAATACTCTGCCAGAAACTCACCCTCAAACACAAAGGTTTTAGATAACGAAACAACAACTTCTTTACCCATAGCAGAACGACCACACAAGCGGTCATACAGGCTAGACAACACAACATCATCACTATCAGCCAGCAAGTTCAGCAACGCATAAACCTCCACGCCACACAACTCCAACTTCTCCATTTGCTCATCCATTTCATTCTCCATTTCTTATTCACTCACCCTTTCAGGCTCACTACACCAAACACAAAACGAACTGCCCTTCTCAACAGCCCACTCGTGAACACACTCCAACAAATCACACTTCACATCAGCCCACGCGTGTTCACCATCACAAATAGAACAAACACCATACGGAACAGCCGACAACTCATCAAACAACGACAACTAAATCACAACCTCACCCAAAAGGTTACGGAAAGCACAATCAATAGCCTCACTAACACTGCTACCCCAACCCTCCGTAACAAAATCGTCTACCTGATAAAGCGAAGCACGAAACTCTGTGCCAGAAAAATCAGACACATCATCCACAACAACCTCAACCTTCGCCGAAAAAACAACATCCAACATTTCCATTACATTCTCCATTCTCTATTTTTTACTTTCCCGAACAGGAGGCACTTGACCAACAGGAATAGCCAACACTTCCTCATCCGACAAACCTAAACCATACATTTCGTTCAGTTGTAAACGCAACGCCCACACCATAGCCGTAAACCATTCAGGACTACTAAACCGCTGGTCAGCCGAAACCGAATTACCAAACCCAACCTCAACACCCAACAACTCACTAAGAAAGCGGTTCTTCACAGGATTACTACTCTCCATAGTGCGCTTCTGGTCAACACCAAACAAATAATCCTGCCAAGACTTCACATTCTCAGGAGTAACCACAGCAACCCGTTTCAGCGCGTTCACCTTCTCAACATCACCCTCAAACACAGACGAAATAGGAACATCCAAATCAGTTCCAGCAGGAACATACCGAACATTGCTACCTGAATTCTGGTCAAGCCACAACTGAACACTAGCCTTACGATAAAAAGGCGAAGTGCCAATACTCACATAACCAAAAGGTGCTTTATCAACCCTGCTAGGCAAACGCCAATTACGCAATTGGTTCATAGTAAACCCCGTAGCCTCACAAACCTCCTTAGCAGACATAAGTTCACCAAAAGTAACATCAAAAATAACCATAAAACAATCCAATCTCAAACAAACCCAGCGTATCTCACTAGGATAGTAACTTAGTATTACTCACCTACTCATCATACAGATTTAGTAGAATTTTACCTAATTTTCTTTACCAAGAGAAAAACATACCCCGTTTTCCCCTTTATTTCATCTATAAACACTCAAATCAGAGGTCGCTATATATAGAACCTACCTACTCATTCATCATCTACTCATTAGTAACTTATGAATGAGTAACCTCCAATATAGGAAACCGACTAAACAAAGTTATCCACAGAGTTATCCACAACCTCCAAAAACTCCTCCAAACCACAACCAACACACCACGACAACTCACGCACATTACGCAAATTCCATCCGCACGACAAACAACGCATCACGAAACCTCCTCAACATTCCAACCCTCAATACTTTCAGAACCACCCATAATCCTCCTAAAAGAATTAGGCAAATCCTCAACATCACGAACACCCTTCTCACATTCAGCAAGCAGTTCATCCGCCAACTCCTCACTCTCCACCTCAAAATAAATGTAGCCAAACTCCTCAACCACAAAAGGCACACGAAACAACGCCATTTCTACTTTCCTTCCTTATAAACACACAGACACGGCTCAACCACAATCGTCTTACCCCGATACGCAACCACACCAGAGAAAGAACACACACTACAAGGCGCAACCAAAACATTCACCTTTTTCTTCTTACCAAACATTATTCCGCCAACCTTTCTATACCAATTTTTTCTCTCAACAAACCACAAACCTCATTCATAGCAATCCTGTAACCCTCCAAAATTTCCTTATCAGCCCAAACATCAGCCAACTCAAATTGCGCCTCACATTCGGCAAGCAAATCCTCCAACATCTCAACCATTAGAACCTTCCTTCCTAAACTCGTAGCAGTTGTAACAAGTAAAACCCGCCTCCAACTCATCATCCTCCAACAGATAACACTTACACGCCTTATCAACCAACTTCACCATTACTCAACCTCCTCACAATGAACCGAACAATTACCACAATCACCACACCTGCCAGCACGGGAAGAAACATCATACAAAGCCTCACAAACATCACAAGAACCAAACATAACCATTAGAGCCACTCACCTTCCTTAGTAACCTCAACATCAACCCAACGAACAAGGCTAATGTCTATCCCATAATCATCAGACAACATAATTTCTGCCTTACGCCTAGCCTGCCAACTACTATCGGCAAGCATAGGCACAGATAACACAAATAAATCGGCAACAAACTTCACCAAATAACTAGCCATTAGGCAACCTCCATTCTTTCCACATAATCACTATCTAAACTCTGTTCACAATCACAACTAGGGCAAAGCAATCTGCCAGCCCCGTCTAAAACCTGCTCACCATAAAACCCGTAGCAGTTCACACAATCAAAAATAAACACATAACTAGGCATTACTTCACAACCTTTCTAGCGTAAAAGTGATAACCGCAAACTACATTAGGCAACGGCTCACCAATCCAAACCTTAAAAACATCGTCAGAGTGATTATCACCAGCGACACAACAAACCAATTTAGACATTAGACGACACGCTCCTCTAAAACCTGCTCATAAGTAACACGAACCGCATTTTCGTAATAAATCCACAGGTCAATAGCCATAAGTTTTTCGATAGTGAAATCGGCAGGAACGCCAACCTCATCAAAGCGGTTGCTATCGTCAGACGAAAGCGCGCACCACTCCTGAATAATTTCGTTGTAGTAGTGCGGGGTCAAAAAATCCGCCATTTCACTAATAGCGCGCTCGCTATCATCCGCGAAATAAGTCCACTCCTCTAAAACTTGGTTCTTGATTTCGTCAAAACCCGAAAGTGCCATTTACTTTTCCTCCAACTCAAACGAACGGGCAATAACACCTTTGCCGATAATGTGCGCCTCAACCATAGCGTTATAAGCGTTGTCCAAAGCCTCGCTAAAAGCGGGGTCAATGTCCTTGCCAGACGGGAAGGCATACATAACCGCCTCCAAGCCCTCAAATGAGGTCAAAAACCTTTCCTTATTCACTTCTAATACTCCATTCTCAATAAAGGCAACTTGCCTAACTGCTAACTTACTCTGCCTACTCACCTAGTCAAGAACATTTCGATAACAAAACAATAACGAAAAAAGGCTAACTAAACAGGCTTTCTTTTACTGATTTTTTTTGTTTTTCTTGCTCTCCCTGCTTGTCTAGCGGGATTGTTACTCACATTACTAACTTGCTAAGTGTATCGCAAGCACAGCACACATTCCACCCGTCCCCTGAGGGCGCTGTGGAGCGCTCGCGGGTAAAACTAAGCCCCTTACAGCAGGGGAGGCTGTAAGGGGCTTAGCGGGGCTTACAAGGCTTATTTGGCTATCACCGCCTCGCGCTCGCGGTGCTTAGGACCACAAACACCGCACCAAATAGCAAGATAATCAGACCCGCAACCATTCACGCCTTCAAGCCACGAGGACACCCCCCATTCGTCATAGACGCGAATAAACGAGGTTGCGCCACCGCAAAAATCGCAATCAAAATCAACAAACATTAGTTCACCTTCCTAAAAATCGGTAGACAATCCCAACAATAACCCTGAACATAAAAATCCAAATCACGCACATCTAGACGGCGCGCAACATCCTCGCTAATAACCAAACCAGCGCCATCGCCACAACACGCGCACGGCACGGATGAGTGGCTATAAACCTCGGTATCAAACACTTCTAACTCCATTCATAAGATAGCCAACTTGACTACACAACAAACATACCCCCTCACACACCACACACCACACATTCCACCCGTCCCCTAAAGAAGCCCTTTGCGCTCGCGGATACACTAAACCCCCGCAAGCCGAGGGGGAGGGCTTGCGGGGGTCAGTGCCTTATGGAGTAAGTCTTACTCGCCAGTAACAGCCTTAAGGAACTTATCCGAATCAAAGTTCGGGTTATCAGCCTTCAGAATAGCGACCAACTCCCAAACCATAACCGAGAAAGTTCCGTTGTCGTGTAGTTTCTGAAAAGCCTTGTTGAGAACCTTAGCGAACTCAATGTAATCCTTTTTGCTCATAGCATTTGCCTAGCAAGGTTCAGGGAGGGCTTGCGCCCTCCCCTCACCTATCCTGCTAGTTCTCCTCCATTTCATCATCAAACTCAATACCAAGTAAGTCGCAAAGTTCCGCGACCTCTCCGTGTTCAGACGGCTCGCAGAGGTCCTCCCCGTCAATCAGGCTCTCCACAAGAACCCGAACCATAGCCAACCGCGCCTCTAACTCATCGCGGTGAGTTGCGTAAAACTGACCAGCACGCTGAACACGAGCCAACTCGGTTTCTAGTGCCGAACGCCTAGTGCGCTCATTCACCAACTCAACTGCCGTTTCCTCGTGAGTAACCTCAGCCACAACAGGCTCGCACTCACACACACTCCACGAGTTCTCGCGGGTCTCTACTTCACACATTTCTTTACTCCATTTTTAGATAACGCCGAACCGATTAGCCCGACAAACACAACACTACACACCCCACACCACACAACACACATTCCACCCGTCCCCTTAGGGAGCCTTTGCGCTCGCGGAAACAGAAAACCCCCCGCATTTCTGCGAGGGGTTTCTGCCTTATAGGAGTAAGTTTTAGTCGTTCCACATCTTATAGAGGAAGGCTACTCCAGCGCCAATCTCAATCAGTATCCCGAAGGATACTAGCGGAACTCCGTCATTGATTTTCTCGGTGGTGATGAGGGTCAGTCCCTGATTGTATAGCCACGCTCCAAAAAGGAAGATGATTACTAGGACTAGATACTGTCTGATGTTTTTGCTCATTTTATTTGGTCGGGTTAGCGGGGGCTTGCGCCCCCGCCTCGCCTATCCTTTCTAGTAGTCGAACTCGATGTCGTCTTCGGACAAAGTGCCTTCGCACTCTACGCCGTCAATCGCAACGGATACAGCGTAAGGGAAGCGGTCAGGCGTGGTCATGTCCCAAAGGTTCGCGCCCTTCTTGACCGAGATGGTTCCCGAGTAGGTGATAGTCATCTTGACGTCAACCTCCTCGTAGAAGTCAATCTCAAACAACTCAACCAGCAGACCGAGGCTGTGTCCGAGGTTGTCGGTGTCTACGCCGTCCTCCTCAATCGAAGCCTCCAACAGAGCCTTCGCCTTCTGCCACTCGTCAGCCCACTTCTGAACTGCCGCGCCCAGAAAAGCCTCGCGGTTCTTGCTTGCTTCTAGTGCCTCGGCTAGTGCCTCGGCGGTGGTGAGGACTTCGCCCTCGTGGTTCTGTTCCAACATTTGATACTCCTATTTTGATGTCCCTCGGCGGTTGCTTCGGCGACAGAACTAAATCTACCCCCTCGATGTTGTGAGCCAAGTTTCCAGCCGTCCCTTGTACTAGCATCGCAGCGGGAAATTTTAAATTGGCTATGCCTGTCTATTGGTTGTGTTAGTATTGCTGGTATGGCTCGTATTTCTGACCACCCTGTTCGTTTGGCTCGTGTTGCTGCTGGGCTGTCTCAGTCTAAGTTTGCTGCTTTGGCTGGTGTGCAGCGTTCGGCGTTGACGGCGTTGGAGGATGGGCGTACTAAGCGTGCGTCGGATAGGATTTTGGGTGCTGCTGAGCAGCATTTGGGTGTGTCTGCTGGGGTGTTGGTGGGGGAGATTGAGGCGTGGTTGGTGAAGCCGTCTGCGCCTTTGAGGGGTGTTGCGGAGCGTTTGTTGGAGGTTCCGCCTTATGTTTTGGGTCAGTATTACAACACGTTTGCTTTGTGGAGGAAGGATTTTGCTGGGTCTGTGACGGCGTTTGCGTCTTTGTTGCGGGTGTCGCCTTCTATTGTGCGTGATTATGAGTCTGGTAAGTTGGCGCGTTTGCCTGATGGTTTGTCGGGGCGTTTGTTGAATTTGGGTGTCAGCCCTGAGTATTTGTTGGCTTTGGAGGGATTGCCTCGTGGATAGTTCTAAGTTTGAGAGTAGGTTGGATAGTGGTAAGCGTACCAAGGAGCAGGAACTTTTTGAGCGTGTATTGTCGGCTGCCATTGCTGCGGACAGGCAGGGTTTGTTCTTGGAGTTGCAGGTTATCTTGGACCAGGATGCCTCACTTTCGCGTGAGGATGTGGAGGTCGTTTGGGGTTCTTCAAAGTTTCAGCGTAGTCTCAGTGACCGTGGTATTAAGACGACGAAGAATCCTAATCTTACTCTTAGGCAGGAAACTTTCTTACAGGCTTATTTGAATCCGCTTAATCTTTTGACTCCGCAGGTGTTGGCTAAGCGGATGAAGATTGGTGTGGGTGAACTTGCTGGTTGGTTGAATCAGAAGGAGTTTGCTCATGCGATGAAGGTTAAGTCTGAGGAGAATTTGCAGAAGTTTATTCCTATGGCTGATGCTGCTTTGGGGCAGTTGGTTCAGCAGGGGGATATGAAGGCGATTACTTTTGTGAATCAGTTGACGGGTAGGTTTGACCCTAATGCTCGTCAGCAGTTGGATGTGCCGAGTTTGTTGTTGCAGGTTCAGGATATTGTTTTGCGGCATGTTTTGGACCCTGTGGTGAAGCGTAATATTGCGCGTGAACTTATTGCGTTGGCTTCGGGGCAGTCTCATTTGGGTGTTGTAGCGGAGCCTGTGCAGAATAGTATAGAATTGGATGCAGAGACTACCATCGTTCTAGATTAAGGTTTGTCGTATGTCGTATTCTGAGTCGGCGTTTTTGGGTTTGAAGAAGGCTGTTGTTGGGTCTTCGCAACCGTTTGAGACTGTTGTGTTTAATGATAACTGGGATGCTGTTGATTCTGGTGTGTCTGGTGTTTCGGACCGTTTGGATGTGGTTGAGCCTGCTGTGACGGCTTTGGATGGTCGTTTGGATGTGGTTGAGGCTAATGATTGGGTGACTTCGGCTCGTATTGCTGCGGATGCTGTGGGTTCGTCTGAGATTGCTTCGGGTGCTGTTGGTGCGTCTGAGTTGGCTTCAGTTTTGGATTTGTCGGGTAAGACTGTTTCTGTTGCTGCGCCGTCGGCTGATGCGCATGCGTCAACTAAGAAGTATGTTGATGATTCGATTGCGACTGGTGGTATTGCTGCTTGGACTTCGTATACGCCTACTTTGGGTGGCGGTTTTGCGTCGTCGTTTACTGTGACTTCGGCTTCGTATGGTCGTGCGGGTAAGACTGTGTTTGTGCGTTGTTTGTTGACGGCTTCTACAGTACCTTCGGGGTCTGGTTTGACGGCGACTTTGCCTGTAGCGATTGCTGGTGGCGGTTTGTCGTTTACTGGTTTTGCTAAGGGTTATCCTTTGTTTCATTCGGTAACTACTTCGGGTGGTGTATCGACGGTTACTTTTAAGGTGTTGGCTACTAATGGTGCGTATGGTACGGCTACTGGGTTTGGTACTTCTGTTCCAGGGTCTTGGCTTGATTCTGACACGGTAGAGTTTTTCGCCGTTTATCAGGGTGTCTAATGTCTGAACCTGCTGTTGCGCACGTTAAAGTGACGATTAATGATTTGTATAAGGAGCAGCAGGAGACTAATAAGTTGTTGATTCAACTTGCTTCTGAGTTGAAGGGTATGTCTGATTTGCCTGCGCGTGTGCGTGTGTTGGAGTTGGATGCGGTGAAGCATGACACGGTTTTGGTGGATGTGAAGTCGGCTCAGGTTTCGGCGCGTGCGGCTATTGTGGGTGCTATACTTGCTGTTGGGACGACTATTGTTACTTTTATTTTAGGGATGTAGTATGTCTGCTGTTGATGTTATCGCTCACGCTCGTAAGCACCTTGGTTATGTTGAGGGTAAGGGTAAGGACAACATTTTTGGTAAGTGGTATGGTGCTAACCATGCTCCTTGGTGTGCTTGTTTTGTTTCGTGGGCTTTGGCTGCTGCTGGTCACGCGGAACTAGTTAAGGGTGCGCAGTCGCAGAAGGGTTTTAACTCTTGCGGTAAGGGTATCGAATTTTTTAAGGCTAAGAAGGCTTGGCATCCGACTGCTGAGGCTAAGGTTGGTGACCTAGCGTTTTTTGATTGGGACCATGATGGTTCGCAGGACCATGTTGGTATTGTTACTGAGGTTGGTCATGGCGCGCATAAGGGTCAGTTGAAGTGTATTGAGGGTAATACTTCGGATAAGTCGCACAGTAATGGTGGTGTTGTTCAGGAGCAGTGGCGTAACATGTCTGTAATTATGGGTGTTGGTCGTCCTGCTTATGCTTCTGACCCTAAGGCTCCTAAGGCTGTTGTAGAGCCTGTAGCAGAACCTGTGGCTGAGCCTGTTGTTGAGGCTCCTAAGCCTGTTGTGAAGCCTGCTGTGAAGCCTAAGGCTAAACCTGTAGCGAAGGCTGAGTAATGGCTAAGACCCCGTTTACCAAGCGTCCTAAGGTGAAGCGTACGCTGCGTGTGGCTGCGCTTGGCGCTGGTGCTGGCTTGTCGTTTATGGGTGTAGGTAATTTACCTATTTTTAGTATGGACGCGTTTGAGTCTGTGCTTTTTGGTGCGACTGGTACACTTGTAGGGTTGGCTATTGGGTTGTTTTTCACTTATGCTTTGCGTGGTGAGGTGCTTGATGCTGAGTTTAATGACTTGATTTCTAAGCAAGTTGAATCTGTGCAAGCACAGACTAGTAAGAAAGATGAAAAGTAATGGCTATCGCTCCTCGTCCAAAGCCAGTTCCGCCTCGGCTTCCACCTATTAAGCCTGTACCTAAGATGCCTGATAGTGTCACTAAGCCGAATCCATCTGGTGCGCTTCGTGGTCGTTCGCAGCCTAAGAAGACTGATGCTACTCCTACGCCTGCTTATGGTAAGGGTGTGAAGCAGCAGATGCCTTCTCCTTTTGGGTCTGCGTTGGCTCGTATGCGCGCTAGAGGCGGGCGTAGTTACTAATGCCTTACAAGTTTACTGAAAAGCAGGCTTACCACATGAAGGATGGTAAGCGTGATTACCTGCCTAAGAAGCAGGCTGTTGCTATTCAGTTGGCAAAATTACGTGCAGAGGGCAAAATCCCTGCAAGAAAGGGTCAGTAATGGCTAAGAAAAAATATACTCCAAATAACAAGCCTTATAAGCCTTTTACTAAGGAAGATGTTATTAACACTGGTCGTGCTGCTGACGCTAACGCTAAGGGTCATTGGATTGACCTGATGAATAAGCCTGCTGCTCAGGATAGAGTTTTTGGTCCTGGTTCAGCGACTGACTTTGGTGCGCCAACTGATGCTAATGGCTACACTGCTCATGACCGTGCAAGTAGGGATGCTAACTGGGCGCAGACTGCTTGGGAGTCTGGTGCTGCACGTGCTGATGCTACTCGTTGGGCTGAGCGTGCGCGTCCACGCCTAGGCTATGACCCTAGATTGACTCCAGCCCAGAATACGGCAAAGAACGCTGCTCGTGGTGCTGCTTTGCGTAGCCTTGCTGGTAAGGGTAAGGCTGCTAAGCAGGCTGGTATGGCTAAGTTTGATGCTTCTAGTAAAGGTAAGGGTAAGTAATGACTACGAAAATTGAGATTGAAGTAGAGTCTGAGGATTGCTGTGAGTGTGACTGCGCTTCGTGTGGTGACATGGCTGGTAAGCCTACCGAGTCTAAGGATGCTCTTATTGCGCAATTGAAGACTCTGTTGGGCGATAATCGTCCTAATGGTCAGGCTGACCGTCAACTAAAGATTGACGAACTCATGTCGAAGATTAGTGAGATGGGTAAGGAAGACTAGTCGTGGCTGATTGGTCTCCTGAGGCTGCTATGGCGGCATTGGCTGCTAAGCGCGCTAAGGGTAAGAAGCCTCGTAAGAGTTTTGCGGTTGACCGTCGACCTAGTATGAATAAGGCTCCTGGGATTGCTCAGTTGCCTCAGGATTATAGTAGGAAGCGTTTGACTACGCCTCCACAGTATCAGGCTTAGAGGAAAACCCCCGCTTATTCGGCGGGGGTTTCTTCGTTTGCAGGCTCATCTTCGGGCGCTGCTTCAACTACCATGTCGGACAGTAGAAGCCTGACCGTTGGGCATGGATAGTGGATGATGGCTTCAGCGATGCTGGAGCAGTGTTGACAGGCAGCGATGATGCTGTCATCTTCGGCTTCTAGTTCTACTGCTGCGTGCAGTTGGTAGACGCTGTTGAGTGTCGCAAACATGATGCGGGCAGTGTGTTCTAGGTTTGGGTTCGTCTCAGTCATTTATTTTCCTTGGTTTTTCATTTCACGAAGTGATTTCATTCTAGCACGCTGTTCACGCTTGATTGCTGGAATGGTGCGGATGGTTTGTAGGTTTTGCTGTTTTTGTCCGCCAAGCCAGTTCATTAGGGCAGTGTTTTTTTCTAGTTCAGTGATTGGTTTTGTGGTATTTTCTGGGCGGCGGTTGTATGGTACTGCCCAGTCTGCGCCTAGACCCTTAGCAAGAGATGTGAAACCAATCCCTTGTACGAACTTATCTGCTAGCGCAGAGAAAGTTTGGATGTCTTCTGGGGTGTTGGTGTCTAGGTCTTTTTGTAGGATTAGTTCACCAAATGGTTTGATTGCGGCGTTACTTGATTTAAGTGCTGTTCCTGCTAGTTGGTAGAAGTTGTAGAAAGTGTTGCCTTCTGCGCTTAGTGCTGGGTCGTAAACAAATGACCAAGTATCTAGAACGTCAAGTGGGAGGATGCTGCGCTTGTAAACTACTGGTCCGTTTGGTCCGTTTTCGGTTGGTCCGTAAACGCTGTAACTTTGTCCCTTAAGGTAGTTTCCCTTGTCTTGCCATGGTGAGCCGATGCTTTCTGGCTGGAATCCTGCTTGTTGTGATTGCTGGTAGATTACCTTTGATGGGATTAGCATTGCTGCTGTGTGGTCTGTCATCATGTCAAGGAGCGCATTGTGTGCTACGCGTAGCCAAGTGTAGTAGGTGAAAGCGATGCGTGGATATTTGCGTTCGCGGGCGGCTAGGGATTGTAGTGTTGGGTGGTAGCGGTTTACTACATCGTTTGCTGCATCTAGGGCTTCTTCGATGCTGTTCCATGATTGTGATTGGATTACTTTTAGTGCGTGGGCTGCGCGGATTGCGTTTCCGTAGTAAGAGGATACGCTGCTTACTGGTTTTGCTACAGCGGCTCCACCTATACGCATTTTGTGGATAACGCGTTGAGTTAGGCTGTTTTTGTCAGATTTTAGTGCGACATCGTTGAGGACAGATTCCATCATTCCTGGGGTGTCGTTTTGTACGATACCTGCGGTGATGATGTCGCGTTCTTCAAATAGGCGCAGCCATTCGTCTAGGGTTACTGGGATTTGGCGGTTTTTTCCAGATTTGTTGATAACTACGGCAGGATTTTTTGCACCGTATTTATCGGCTACTTCTAGCGCGCGGCTAGGGTTTTTGATTGATTCTACGGCGCGAACAATTTTGTTGGCTACTTTGTCTACACCAAATTTGGTGGCTAGGTCTGTGCCAACATGTTTTGCTGCGATTGCCATTCCCCAACCCCAGTGCTTAGGGTTTGTTACGCCTGCGATTAGGGCTGCGCTGGAGTCGCCAACTAGGTTGGTCACGTGGTGTCCTAGGCGGAAAATGGTTTGGGTAGTTTTGAGTGTACCCATAATGTCCATGATTGCGCGGGTGATTTCTTTTGCTTTGGCTGGGTCATTAAAGATTTTGTTCCATTCACGGTTGAGTGATAGGAATTCTTTAGCGATGTCTGGCGGGAATAGTCCGCCGTTTTTAGGTTCTGGTAGGTAATGGGTTAGGTCGATTCCTGTGCCACCAGAAATACCCTTGATTTGTACCCAGCCATTTTCGATGGCTTTTTGCATGCTCATTGCTGGGTCTGCTTGCCATCCGAAGCGGGTGGCAAAGTCAGTTACGAATGTTTTTTCGGTTTTTGCAAATTGGATGGCGCTGGCTAGTCGGGTTAGGACTACAAATGGGTCTTCGCCGCTTTCTTTAAATAGTTTTGAGCGTTCTAGCCATGAAGCGTATTCGCCTGTGCCTTTAAGAGCCTTTGGTGCTTCTGCGAATGGTAGCCATTTGAGGTAGTTGGCTAGTTCAGTCGGGTTGCCGTTTTGGGTTGGTATTTGAAAACCTAGTTCTTCACCTAGTCCGTAACGCGATAGTGCTTTAGTGAACATGGTTGGACTGATGCCAGCCTTGATTAGTTCGCTGGTGTCTGGGGAACCGAAGATTGGGTCTAGGATGCTGCGTAGGTCTGCTGCTAGTTCTGCAACGTATTTGTCAGTTCCACGGCGCGGGGCGGAGTGGGTTAGGGCGATAGCAAATGCTTTTTTAAATTCTGCTGGCGCAAGTTTGCGTTCGCCCTTCAGATATTTGTTGCGGATGCCACGCATAGCGTCGGTGATGTGGCTGATGTCGTTGTGAACGGTAGATTCAGCGCGGTTCATTACTGGGCGGGTTTCCCAGCGTCCGCTGACAGCATTTGATGCGGATGTCATGCGTAATGCGCCTGTGTCGCGTGCTTCATTTACGCCGAGTGGTCCGCGTGGCGTATCGTAGGAAATGCGACCCGACATTACCTTGATTTGTGCGTCGTCGTAGGTACGGGCATACATTTCTTGGAAGATGCGAATGTTGGTTTCTTCTGGGTCTAGACCTAGTTTATTGAAATCTTCCCAGTGGTTTAGAATCCATGAGGCGTTGTCTTCGTGTTGTCCGCGCATAGCGTCGATTGCTCGGACAACGTTTTCTTCCTTCATTGTTTGAATCCATTTTTCGGATTCAGCCTTGGAAAGTTTTTGACCCTTCACTGGGACTGGTGGCGGGGTGTCAGTTACGGCTGCGCGGATGATTCCGTCAGCAGTTACAACCATGTTCTTTGGGTCTTCTTTAGCCTTGGCTAGAGCGTTTTCGTGGTTGTAGTATTCGCTTGGAACCCATTCGCCATTATCCCAGTGTGCGGTGGGGATGCCTAGTGTGGCTGCTTGTTGGCGGGCAGCATCTAGTTTGGTCTGGAATACGCTAAAGTCTTTGTGCCATGCAGCGATGTCTGCTTTAGCGGTTAGTCCATCTAGTTTGGCTACATGGGTTTCGTAAGCGATTTTTGCTTCGGTGTAAAGGTCGGTAGCGGTAGCCATAGCCTTTTCAGATGGGAATGGTACGGTTGCTTTTCCGAGGCGTGGGGTAGCATTTACGCCATCGTACTTGTACATTCCGTTGATTGCTTCGGTGATGTCTTCCCAGATTTGGCGGGTTTCTGCGTCTGCTGAGCGTGCTGAACCGATGAGTGATGGGGCTACAGCATCGTTAATGGTTCTAGCAATTTTTCCTTGGGATAGGAACATGAGTGCTGCGGATTGGAATACTGCTTTAGTAGTTCGGCTGTCTGATTGTTCTAGTAGTCCTGATAGGTAGACAAACTTTTGGAACCAGTCGCGGACGAGTTGTGCGCGGGCTGCGGTAGAGTCAATGCCTGTGTCTAGGTTTGCTTTCCAACCTTGGACTAGGGCGTGGAATAGGTCTTCGTTTAGGCGGTTGACTCGTACGATGGAGTCTTCTACTGTGGCTAGGCTACGTGCAATGTGTAGGTCTTCAAACATTTGAATAACCTTTGGTTTGCTTACATAGTCTAGGAATTCTGCTGCGACTTGTTGCGCTTCTGCTTTAAACTTTGGTGACCATGCGGTAGCGTTTTCGCCCTTGCGGGTTAGCACCTTGAGGAGGTCTGCGGTGTTTACAGTTTTGTTTAGTTCTTTGGCTTCAACTAGAGAACGGACTACTTCGTTTACTGCTACGAAGTCTAGGACGTCAGTTTTCAGGTAGCCTTTTCGGGTGTCTGGGATTAGCGCACGCTTTAGTACGTCACGTCCAGCAGTTGTAGTGTCCAGGATTTTGACGAGTGCTGGGGTTGAGGTGTAGATGAAGTGGCGTCCATCTTTCTTTGCAGCAGCAGCAGTTTTCTTGGCTACGATGCGAGTTCCCATGGTAGCGAGGATGGTGTCGTCAATTAGGGGTAGGGTGATGCGTAGTCGTTTTAGGATGTTGTCTGGGTCAGCGTGTCCAAGGTTTTCGCTCTTGCCGCCAGCAATCTTTTTGAATGAGGAGTCGTGGCGGGCTTTACCGAACGCGTCAGCCATAATACGGGCTTCAGTGTTGGTAGTGAGTTCGTTGATGATGGCGGCTTTTTTGAGTTTGGACGAGCGTACAGCCATATCGCCTGCGCTTGTTGCACCTTCAAACGCATCTACTTGGTCTTTAATGGTTTGTAGGTAGGCGAATTGTCCTGATAGTCCCTTGTTGATGCTGTCGGCTGCACGGGCTACTTCTTTTTGCATGCCTGCGTCTAGGGAGTCTGCGATACGGGTTGAGGCTGCTTGGCGTTCGGCTAGTTGGGCTGCTGGAAGTTTTGGTGCGGTTCCGTCTAGGCGTGCTTGAACAGTTACTGCGATAGCGTCAGCATGGCTTAGCCCTTCAGCCTTGAGGAAGGTTGGGATATCGGCTAGTTCAATTTGACGCTTAGTTTCAGCGAGGGATTGTGGACCCTTAGTGATAAGAATGTTCTTGATTTGTTCGTAGGAAGTTTCTTTCGATACTGCCTTATCAACCTTGGCAATGGTGCTGTTTTCTGGGTCAACAAGTTTGACAATCTTTTCCAGCACCTTAATGTCGATGTTGGTGTCGCCTGCCTTGAGTCCGTCAAGTAGTTCGTTGAAATCGGCGTATTTCTTTTCAGCCTGTTTTGGTAGTCCTGCAAGGATTTGCTGTAGTGCTGTCGTGTTAGTTTCTTTTGCTGGGTCTAGCACACCAGTTTTAGCAATTTTTGCTGCTGTTTCTACGCCAAGGATACCAGTTAGTTCTTCTAGTTTGCTGGCTTGGCTGCCCTTTGCACCATCAGCGTATTGAGTGAATAGGTCAAGAACCTGCTTTTTTGTACTTGGCGAAGCAGTAGCCCAAGCAAACTTAGGGTCTTTAAGTAGGGTCATGAAAGAATTGCTTGCGCCAGTCATGGAGATAATAGGCTTTGCTGCTAATGCACGAAGAAAGTTCTTTTCGTCGCCGCGCGAACCCTTTGAACCGTACGTGCGGAGTAGGGCAATAGGGTCTGCACCATTCTTTACAACATTTTTGATTGCTGCTTGAGTGGTTGCGGATAGTTGTCCTGCGTCTACACGGTTAACGATTGCATCAATTTTAGGGATAAGGTTTTCAGCGTTGGATGTTCCTGTAGCCTTAGATGATAGTTTGTTAACTTGGTCTAGAACAGACTTAGCCTGCTTAGTGCTTTGCGTACTTGCAGGGATGGCTTTTACAGCATCTGCGCTTAGAGCCAATGGTGCATTGTCAACAATGGTTGCTGTGCCTTTTGTAACCTTTTTAGGTGCTTTACCAGTACCAGTCTTAATGAACTCATCAGCCTTGGTTTTGGATGGGAAACGCCAAACTTGGTCTTTAGTATCACGAACAAAAACACCATCAGGCGTTACGTGGGGAACATTAACTTTTGGCTGGAACTCTGCGCTATTTTCATCTACAAGTTTGACTGCTTCTTTTTCAAACTTTTTAGCAGTCCTAAATTCTGCGCGAACAGCCTTCTCAATACCCATCTTAGAGTATTCAGTTAGCAGGGTGGCTGCGGCAGCCTTGTAACCTGCTTCTAGACCCGATGCGACAACATCGGTTGCTTTGACTCCACCGACAGCGACAGGTGCAGTTCGGTAGGAAAAGTTTTCGGCAATACGGTTTTGTAGTTTGTTGAGTTTGACTGCTGCTTCACCAGTTGCACGTTTAATGTTGCTTTTGATAATTGGCTTGTTGGTGTATTGCTTTAGAAGGCTTTCACCTGGGCGTAGTGGTACGGATGATTCTTTAACAGTTTGAGCAGTTTTGGCAAGTGCTTTTTCTTGAACTGTTTTGCTTTTGCCTGCAACACGGGCAGCAGTTTTTGCTAGTTCACTTTTTGCTACTAGGCGCTCAGAAACTTGACCTGCTTTGGCAAGTTTCATTGTTTTTAGACCAACGTTAGTTCCTATAACAGCAGCCTTGAGTGGTTTAATAAATACGCCACCTGGAATCCAAGTTGTTGGGTCTAGGGCAACATCTAAACCCATTCCTGCCCAGTCGAACTGTCCCTTTGCGATACGGTTTTTGCCGTATGAAATGTCTAGGATATCGCTACCTGTGGTTACTTTTTCGCCGCGCGTCCAGTTGGTTGCGGTGTAACCTACTGAACCCATTTCTGCGTTGAAAGCGGATTGAGCATTTTGGTAGTCGCGGTTTTGTGATAGGTCAGTGTTGTAGTTGATGTGTGCAAGTTCAGTGAATGTTAGTGGGCGTCCAAGTTCTTTTGCTTTTTGTGCTGCAATGTCAGCAAGAATGTTTTCTCTGCTTTTATCGAAACGGGTCTTGGCAGCGGTTGCTGCTTCAATCATGTAAAGCGGAGTTTCAATTGTGTTGACTACAGCAGATGCGACGGATACTGTACCATTCCAAAGGTCTGTGATTGGTTTTACTGATGCGCCGAGAACTTTTGCGATTGCGTTTTCTTGAGCGTTCTTTTTTACTGGCGCTTTTTTAACGCTAGGCATGAAACTTGTCGTAGCGCCAGCGACAGTTGGGCGGACTACCTTGCGAGTGGTCTTACTGTTTTTAGCCCAGATTGATTGGTTGTCTGCTGGAGTTGGCGTGGGCGTAGGGGTAGGCGTCACTGGTTGGACTGGTTTGTTTGGAGTAGTCAAAGATTCCGCCTAGAGAAGTTGTTACTTCAATTATACAGAAAACAGCAGGGTTTAGAAGTTACCGTACTTGTTGATGTAGTCTAGACCAAATGCGTACTCTGGCTTATTTCCAAACGTTCTTTGCCAGCGGGCTTTAATGTCAGCCTTAGATGCCTGTAGCGGACGACCACTAGAGTCTGTTTGCCCCTCAAGTAGAGTGTTTTCGTAAGCAGCCATACGGTCAATAGCATTTGCAATAACTTCAGGATTTAGTCCATAATCGTATGCTTTTTGAGACCAACCAACAGCATCGTTAGTGTAAGTTACGGGACGGTTTTGCGCAGCAAGCGATGCACGGTATGCGGCTAGACCCTTAGCACGTTCAGCAGCAGTGGCTGCTTGAGCCTGACTGTAATATGCGTTTAGTACACGCTGGTTGGATGCTCCTTGAGCCTTAGCCATATCAGACTGAACTGTTGCGTACTGTCCAGCAAGACCAGACAAATCGTTTGATAGTCCACGTTGTAGGGCGGTGTTTGCTTGTAGTTCTTGCTGTCCGTAGCCTGCGCCACGGTTTTGGATGTCTTGGAGTGCTTGTTGCTGGTTTGCTCCTTGTAGACCTTCCCAAATAGTTTGGTATTGGTTTGAACGGGCAATGCCTTGTTCGGCAGCACGGGCAGCAGCAGTGTTACCCATCATTGGGGCTGGACCATTTCCGCGTTCACCAGCAGTTACAGCCTGTTGTGCTTGACCTGCTTGTTGTGCTTGACGAACTTCAGCAGTACGCGCAGCGAGCGCAGACTGTTGACCTGTTAGGGTGTCGACGAATTGTTGCTTGATGCGGGCAGCGTCAGCGTTGGTTAGGCTTGATAGGTTGCCAAAAATGTTTTTGATGTCAGCCTTGTTAGTTTCGTAACGGTTGGTGATGACATTTTGTTGTTGGTTTAGGTAGTCCAGTGTTGGCTGGAATTGTGCGGTTACGTCTTGTCCGAGACTTTCAGCAGTGCCTAGTTGAGCCATGTTAGAGTCCCATTCTTGCTAGGTTTGCAGCGATAGCGGATTGTGCTGCTTGGGTTTGTTCGCGTTGACCTTGTAGGGTTCCTAGCCAGTCTGAACCTACAGCACCATAGTTTTGTAGGAAGTTTTGGTTGAGGGCAGCAATCTGGTCTAGGATGCTGGTTTGTGAAGCGATTTGTTCAGCGTTTGCGCGGTCTTGGGCAGCGTAGGATGCGCCGTATGCTCCGCCAGCCATTCCGCGGGCAGCAAAGTTTCCTGCTAGACGGCGGCGTGATTCGGCAGCGGTCTTGTTTAGGTTGGTTAATGATTGGTCGGCTTGGATTTGTTGACCTTGTAAACCTGCTAGGGCTTGGTTGCGGTTGATGTTGAAGTTTGATTGTCCAGCGTTGATTGCTGCTAGATAGTTTGGGTCTTTGGTTACGTCAAATGCTGTACCCGTAATGGTTGGGGTACTGGCGATTGGTGTGGTAGTCGCGGATTGTGTAGGTCCGCCATTGTCGGTAAATAGACCGCTGCGTAGAGCCATTACTTCACGAACCTTTGAACGTTAGAGTTTGCGTGTGCGCCTGCCTGTTGCGCTTTCATCTTCGCTAGGACAGCGTTACGTCTTACAGCGAGTTTGCGGTCACGCAATGCGTAACCTGTCTTGTCTACTGCTCCACGGGTGGGTGAGGATGAGACGCTGTTGTAAACTTTAGCACCCGCAGCGTATGGGTTGAACTCGAAAGTTCCGAGTAATCCACGCTCTGCGCCTGCCATTAGTTTGCTGCCTTAGAAATCTTTGCTTTAGAACCAACCATTGGGGTGATGCTAAATACGCTTACAGGTGAGGTGGACGCCGTTCCGTCACAGTCTAAGTATAACTCAAAATAGACTCGTCTGAAACGTAGGGCATGGTTGAACTTCATCTCCATGCGTTGTGGTTTGGTTGCTGTGAAGTTGCTGACAATGCTTGTGATGCGTCCGTCAGTTTCTTTCAGGTTATCCCATGTGCCAAAGATTTCGTCATCTGGGGCGTCTTTAGATAGTTCGTCCCATGTGGCGTAGGTGGTTTCGCTTGTGAGGTCTTTGGATAGTTCTTCCCAAGTGATTATTGGTGGTGTTTCTGGTAGGTCTACAGGGAATACTGAGGCTTTTACGGGCAAGGCGGAGGCGATGTCGGCTGCCCAAAAGTAGAGGCGTTTCCATTCGGCGGGTGCATCGAAGTCGTAGATTTTGGTTCGCATTGAGCAGTTGAATGTTTCGCTGCCGTTTACTGTGGTTGGGATGATTTCGGTGCGGTATAGGTTGTAGTCGCTGGTTGTGCCTGTGATTCCGAAGTATAGGGTTTCTTCGGATTCTTCTGCGCGGCGTTCTACTGGTACAAAGTATGCGACTTTGTGGGTTGATTGCCATTCGGACCATGTTTGGGTGTCTAGGTTGTAGACGTAGGTTCCGCCGTTGTGCCAGACGTAGCAGCGGCGCCCGATGATGCTTACTGCGTGTTCGATTCGGCGGGCGAATGATTGTGATTCGAATTTTACTTTTTGTGCGTTGAGTGGATAGTAGAGCCAGTTTTGGTATTTGTAGAGGATGCCGCCTGATAGGACGAAGTGTGCGTTTTCGAACTTGACTACGGAGTGTTTGTTTTCGGCTCCGATGTCTTGTTGCATGACTTGCATTTGACCGAGTTCGGGGGCGTCGCCGTAGGAGTAGCGGTAGGTGCTGCGGTTACGGAAGATTACGATGTCGTTGTAGCCTTGTTCCATTGCGGTAATCCATTGTCCATCACCGCCACCGATTTCGACGTACATGTAGTTTGAGAATTCGTCTAGCCAACTCCAGACGCTGGTTGATTCGCCTGATGGTCCTGCTGTGGAAATGTTGGTCCAGTAGATGATATTTGCGGTTGTTGTTCCGCGTACGCCGTATCCGAAGAAGCGGGTTTGGAATAGTTCGATGCCTGATAGGGCTGGCATGGTTGGGGTGTTGGTGAATGTGCCGTCTTCCCAGTATCCGCCTTGTCCTGCGGTAGTTGAGGATAGGACGATTTTGTTTAGGTATTGGGTGGAGTCGGATGCTTTGAAGGTTGTGATTTGTGTCCAAGTGTAGGTTAGGACGTTGTAAATCCAAGTTTTGGTGTTGGTTGTACAGACTAGGAAGCGTGTGCCGTCTGCGCGTACATAGGTTCCTAGGATGTCTACTGGTTGTCCAGCAACTGGGGTGGTGATGGTTGTGCCTGACCCGTTTTTTTGTGGGTAGATTGGTGGGCGTGAGGTTAGCGAGCCGTTGGTTGCGAACTCAAAGTTGATGATGCTGGCGAGTTCGCTGTCGTCGATTGAGGATTGGTCCCAGTAGTTGTTGAGACCACCAGTGAACTTTTGCAGTTGCATACTGCGTTGGCGGATTACTGTGGACATTATCGGTAATCGTCAGAGTCTGGGAGAATTTGGGCGTAGAGAGAGTCTTGAGATACGGTGTCTTTCAGGGATTGGCGGTCTAGTCCATCACGGAACTGGCGGTGTTTAAAGTTTGCTGCGTCATAGTTTTCGTCCATCTCTAGGGCTTGGGCGATAACATAGTTGGTTAATTCGTTGAAGTAACGGTCTGGGATACCTACGGCTGATGATAGCGAGGTTAGCGGGGTTGGGTTCTTAATGTATTCAAGTTTCATTCCGCCAACAAAAGTTTTGTTTGGTACAGGGTAGAAGGTGATTACACCTGCACGTTCGTACCAGACTTCTGGGCGTTCCGCAGTTTGCTCCGCCTTAGGGTCGCGTGACTGGATGAACTGGCGTGCTGCTTGTGGCGTCATGTTTGGGATTGGGTATCCGTTAACATAGACGGCTTCGATGATTAGAACTTTGTCGGATGGGAAAGTGTAGTCTGCTTGCGCGTTGATTAGGTCAGTGATTTTGGTTGCGCGCAGGATTGGGTTAGAGTTTACGATTTCGCGTTGACCGTCGTTAATCCAGAGGAGGATTGATGCGTCGGTTAGTTGCGTGCCAGAGGTGTCACCGAACTGTGAACGGACACGGGTAGCGATGTCTGTTCCTGCGTATGAGAATTCCTCTGCTGGCATTTTTACTTCCTAAGAACTTTTCCGTCGTGGCGATATTCGTGTTTGTTGGACTTGAGGATTGATTTCATCAAGTCGCGTTTTTCAGCGCGATATTCTTCTTCACGCTTCGCCTCTAATGCAGCATGTGCCATCTCTAACAATTGTATCTTACTGACCTTTGAATTTGGGTCATGTGAGTTGTTTTCTAGTAGCCATGCGAGTAGGCGGTGGTCGATTTCTGATTCTGCCACGTTGCGAATGTGGTAGGGCATGGTGAGGTTTGGTTCGTCTACTAGGGCGTATGGGCGTTCTGGGTCGAATGATGGGTGACCTGGCTCCATACGGAGTAGTCGAACGGTTGGGAATACGTCGCGGATTGCTGCCGCGACTCTGCGGTGGTAGTCGCTGTGTAGCCCGTCGATTCGGGCGAAGTTGATAATTTCCATGATGCTCCTATTCTATCTAAAAAAAAACCTAGGCTCCCCGCGAGACGGACAGGGAGCCTAGGAGTTTTTTAACTGCTATAGTTCAGCGATGTTGCTCAACTTAGCGTGGGCGTTACGACGGTACGTACCAATTTCGCTGTACTGGTAGATACGAGCCTCGTATGCGTCGGTGTCTGCGACACGCGACCACATCGAACCATCGCGGTCCATCCAAGCCCAGTCGCGCTTGCGGTTGATAACCAGTTCCTTCGACGACAGAGCGTAAAGGGTTCCCTTTGGCGCTGCGTAGTCCGAAACGAACTTGATTGGCTTACCGAGTGCTTCGAAGGTGAACGAACGCTGACCACCAGTTAGGGCTGCACCGTTTACGAACTGACGCATGCCTTGTAGCAGGTTCCAGTAAGCGTTGTATACGCCTGGGCTTGCTAGGAATACGTCAACGTCGCCACCCTTCTTGTCAACATCTTGAACGAGGTTGATAAGGTTCAGTTCGGTTAGGGTTCCTGGGGAGCCTGCCGAGCCTAGGGTCTTGATGGTGGAGTTCCATACAGCAACGTCTGCGCCGTTGATGCCGTGGAGCGAATTGCCCGAACCAACGATTGCGCCTAGACCAGTTAGTTCCTTGTTGAAGGAGTTGGTGGTGTTCGATGCGCGAACGATGATGTCGCCTGCGGTTACTGCAACGTTGGTGTTGAAGGTTACAGTGTTTGCTGCCTCGTCTACCGAGAGAACAACGATACCTGCATATAGAACGGTTGGGGTTCCGTCTACAAGGTCAGTACCTGCAAGTAGGTCAACAACCATGTCTGGCTCAATCCAGTGAACCGAGTCGAAGTCAACCGTTGGGTCAGCCGACGAGTCGGTGGTCTTGACTACACCAAGAGTACCAGTTCCGTCACCGTAAATCTGACGGTTCAGGTCGCGCGATAGGTCGCGCTTTAGACCCTTGATTTCGTTGTCAACTACGTTGATGAACGAGTTGTAGTTGTCAGCAGCCTGCTCAAACAGTTGACCGTCAACCTCAATAGCACCGTATAGGTTCTTGAGGTATAGGTGTGCCTGCTTGTACTTCTGCGCGCCAGCAACTGGTAGTTTTTCGCGTACGCCACGTGCGCCGATACCCTGGTTACGTCCGATGTGGGTGTCAAAAATGACTTCCTTACCGTTCTGGGTAATGTGCTGCGACGATGCTTCGATGAACTCCAGTGCTGGGTTCTTGTCGCGGAGTTGCTCGTGAAGGTCACCGTAGACCAACTTTAGAGCATCCGATGCGAAGGTTAGGATTCCCTGACCTGCCATAGTGATTCACTCTCCTAAGAGTAATTAGATTAACGAAAAATGTGTATCGCTTGCCCTGACCCTCTTAGGGGCTGTACATGGATAATTACATCATACTACACAAAGTTATCCACAGAGTTATCCACAGGGTAAAAAAATAATCCCCAATTAAGGGGACTATTTTTTGTGATGCTACTGGTTTGCCTTGTTGTATTGGTCAAACATGCGTGCCAGCATTTCCTTCTTACCCTTGTCATCCTTTGGGATGGCTAGGTCTGGAGCGACAATACCTGCGCCACCTGCGGAACCGACAACGGTTGGGGCTGATTCCGCTGCGCCTGCTGGAGCAAACGAACCAATCATTCCCTGCAACTGCTGGGCTGCTTCAGCAACTGAGATGATACGTCCAGCATTTAGTGCTGCGCTCATCAGGTCGTAGATAGCAGTTTCGTGTGCTTCGGTAATGTTGTGTGCTGAGCGAAGGTCTGCCATTTCGTTTTCTAGGGTGGCTAGTTCTTCGGCTTCAGCCTTAGCGAACTCTTGCTGATAAATGTATTCGTCAGCCTCAGCCTGCTTTGCCTTGAGCGCGTCAAGTTCAGCCTTCACAGAGTTTGGGATGTTGTCGTCACTGAATAGGTCTTCGAAGTCTTCACCAGACTCTTGCTCCATCATGTCCTGTGCGACGCTGGCAGCCTCGTCAGGTAGAAGTCCCTGCCCGCGTAGGTAGGTTTGGAGTGAGGAGTAAACTTCGGTTGGGTCGGATTCGATAGCCGATGCAAGGTTGAGTCCGCCACGAACTAGGTCTGGCGAAATACCAGCCTCAACGAACTCCTTGTAAGGAGTGTACTTTTCCATCTCCTTCTGGTAATACTTATCCTGCTCTTGCAGGTAAGGGGTTACCTTGGAGTGCCAAGCCTCAGGTAGTTCCGCAAGCAACTTTTCGTGTGCGGGGTGAACCTTTGGTTCGTCAATAGCGGGCGCGTCTACTACGGAAGTCTCTGCCTCTGTAGTCTGGTCAGGTAGCCCCTGCGTCTCATCAGACATATTTTTCCTTACTGTAGTTGTTGAGCCGTTTGTCCAGTTTGGTCAGGCATTGCTGCGCTGGCTGGGGCGGCTCCCTGTGGACCATTTTGACCCGCAGGAATCTGCGCGTTCATCATGGCTTCTTGCATCATTTTCTGTTGCAAAGCGGATTCGTGCATGGAAATGTGCTTTTGGAACTGCGCACGAACTTCGTCTGGTAGCAGGTCGAACGATTGCGACTTGCGGAATCGGTTGTGGATTTCGATGTGTACTGCGTGGTTGTCGAAATCGTTGACCTTGATAACGGATGGGACAGCGAGTGGGATTGGTTGACCGTTTGCGTCGACCTGTCCTGGAACAATCTTGTCTGGCTGACCCATCATTGCGCCTTGCTGCCATTGCTGTTCAAACTGCATGATTTGGTCTGGGGTGAGACGCTTCATCATGAGGTTTTCGCGTTGCGCTTGGTTTTCGTCGACCTTGAGCAAGTTGTAGTATTGCTTCAGCATACCCATGTCTAGGATACGTAGACCTTCTTGTGGCTGAATAAAGCCCATCTTCATCCATTCGGTGATGAGGCTTTGGCGTGCGGACTTGCTGGTTGGTAGAGCCGAACCTGATTCGATACGGATGTCGTTACCTGATGCGATGTCTGCGCCTGATAGGACGGCAGCATCGAACGCGCCGTCAGTTCCAGTGGTCTTGATTAGGCGTGGAGCGTTGACGTATTGGATGAATAGGGCGATTGCTTGCTTAGCAACCTTTTCGATTGCTGCTTCAATAGATGCAAAGACTGTGGTTAGGTAGGCGTCGTCGCGTTCTTGTAGGTAGTTGATTGCGGTTGCAGCGGTTACGCCACCTGATTGTCCACGAGAGACTTGGTGTTGACCTGAGATGTCTTCGAAATCTGCTTGTAGGTGTTCTACTTCTTGTAGGACATAGTTTGGTAGTGGCTGGATTGGTACTGGTTGTGGCATTGGGAATCCTGGGCGAATAGGAATCCAGATACCTGCGCGTGCAGTAATCTTCTTCGGGTCAGTTGAGCCTTCTGCGTACATCATTTGTGGCTTAGACATGAGGTTCTTTGCCTGAATGATTTGCGAACGGGTGCGGTTTAGTTCACGCTGAATAGGAATAAGGTTCTTGATTACGGAACGGCGGTAAAACTTTCCAGTTGGCACGCTGTAGGTGTGTGCGAATGGATACATTTTGTGCGAGTAAGGGATGCCGTTGTCTGCGTATTGGACGATTTCGTTGTCAACAATGGTGACGAGTCCGCCCTTTGGTAGCCATGGGCAACCGTTTGGTTTAGCCCACATTTCGATTACAAGCACGGCGTCTGGCTTGGAAATGTTGGCAGCCTTCACGTCGAATAGTGCGGAGTCCATGATTTCGGTTGCAGCAACCTTGGTTGGTACATAGTCGGCTGGTAGCACTGAACCGAACGTGGACTTTACCCACTGTTCGGACTTGGTGTAGACGTTGAAAATGTATGGTTGTGCTTCTAGGTTTTCTTCGGCAAGGTCTGGCACGAATAGGTGGAATGGGGAGACTACTTCGAAGTCTACGTCACCTTCAGCGACTACTTGTTGCTGGATGCTCTTTTGTCCAGTGTATGGGTCTTGCTGTGGGACTGCGCGGGTTTCCTTGATGGATGAGTTCCAGTAGGTTTTGATGAACGCGTTACCTGTGGTTGCGCGCCAGAATTCTGACTTTTGGGTGATGTCAGTTTGGAAGTTGTTCTTGTCGTACATGGCTTGCCAGACTTGTTCGGCAGCCGATGCAGCCATCAGGTCGTCGTCATCGTTCGATGCTGGGACAACGGTTGCTGATGGGTGACCCGATGAAGTCTTAGCGATTTCGGTTCGGATGATTGGTTCGATGCGGTTGATGGTGATGCGTGGAAGTTTTTGTGGGTTGGGTTCTTCGGATAGAACTTGACCGTTTCCTACAGTTTCCCAAGTGTGGTATTGGTAGCCGTTGTAGAACGCGAGTTGTAGATACCAGTCTAGTTCTTCTTGCTTACGAGCCTGCTTTGCCTTCTCGTATTCTTGCTTAACCCATGCGACAAGTTTCTTCGACTCGTCCTTGCGCTTAAACTGGTTGAGGATGCTGTCTTCAGCGAGTTGCCCTTCAACGCTTGCAGGAGTCTGCTGTGCTGCCATGAATTAATCCAAATCTGTAGCGAAGCGCCTGAACGCTGCATCGATAGCGTCGGCGTCTTCTTCCAATAAACCTAGTTCTATCTCGTCGCCAGATAGTATAGGTCCAGTATACCCTGTCTCTGGGAATGTTGTCGCTGCGTGAACCTGTTGGAACGCTAACGGGTCTTTGCTAGAGAGTAGGTTCGCTAGGTGTTTGACTGTTTCGCTTCGCAGTTTTTCCACTTGGGATGCTTGCATTGCTTGCAGGTTCATTGTCTGAAACAGTTTCAGGCTTATCAGCGTTATCGCTGTAAGAAACGGCAAAGATAAAATCAGTAACGCTGCCACGAATTCCATTGATTAGGTCCTCTACTTTTTCTGGTACTTTAGCAAGTTCAGTTTCACGTGAAACAATCTCGGCTTTGAGAGTGTTGATTTCGTCACGTAGGGGTGCTTCTAGAGCATAGCCGATGAAGGATGCGATTTCGGTTGCGCAGGTTAGGCATAGTTGCGCCATACCGCCGTCTAGTAGTGGGCGTCCAAGGTCGAACAGTTTAGTATTGTTTCCGCATGATAGGCATGCGCTGGGGAATGGTCCGCCGTTTTCAAAATAGTTGAAGTGTCTCATATTATCCTTCTAGTTCGCTTGCTGGTCCTGCGGCTCTCCAAGAACCGCCCCAATCGCTATTATCATCATACTCTGGGAATTTAGATGTTGTAGTGAAACTGTCTTTAAATGCGTTGTGGAAGTCTTTGTTTCCTGTGCGCGGATTTTCGCGGTCAGGAGCAAGGTCGTCCATGAATGTCATTGCATACTTCAAAGCATCATAGCAGTGGTTGTCTTTGTCGCGGATGTCTTCTAACTTGTTTTTTTGTTCAGCGACTTTGACGGATGCGTGTTTTTTCCATTTGAGTTTTGGAAGTTCAGCAATTAGGTGTGGGCAATCGTCCGTGAACATCAGGTATGGTTTGCCTGTGCGTGGGTTGATTTTCATGTATTGCTGGATTTTCTCTAAGCCGACTCGTCTATCGCTAGGGATGGCATCAACAGCGATGTAGATTCCGTGCTTGGAGTATTCGTGCAGGATTGATGTTCCTGTGTGTTCTTTGGTTTGTTTGATGGCTGGGTCGCCTGTGGTTAGGTATACGTCGCCGCCTGTTTCGCGCAGGATTTCGTCGGTGATGCGGTTTACGATTGCTGCGTGTTCGGCTACGTTTAGTTTTGCTTGGTAGTGTTCTTTGAAGACGACAATAGTTCCGTCTTCGTCAACTGCCATCCACAGCCAGACTGTGGGGTTGGTGTATCCCGAATCCATTGTTCGAATAATTCGATGGCGTGAAGTGGGTTTGAATTGCCCTCTAGGAATACAGTGTGTGAGAGGTGAGAATTCTGGAAAGACTGAACCGCCAAGATGAACGTATTGTCCGTGTTTACGGATGAGTTGTTCTTCTTCTGAGAGTTGTCCCATGTAGCGGTCAATGGCTTCTTTAGTAAGCGAAGGGTTGTCCTCCATGCTTGCTTCAACGATGCCAATGTCTTTTGTTCCTTCTTTTGCTGGTATGTAAATGTCGTCAAAAATCCATTCCATTCCTGCGACTGGTGTTTGCGACATCCACCAGTCACCGTTTGTGTCTACGAGGCGGGCTAGACATTCTAGGAAAACTGATTTTGGACATTCTTCGTCGAAGTGTACGAAGTGTCTGGATGAACCAGCGAACTTGTCTAGGTCTTGGTCTTGGGACATGAACTCTACAAACGACCCATTGTTGAGGGTTAGTACGTGGCGTTCACGCGAGTAGGAGGCTTCCCAACTGCCGTCAATCAAATACTTTTTTGGTAGCCATTGTTTGTATAGCGGGAGGATAATTTTGTCCACACCGTTCAGGAAATCGACGGCTACGACACGCCCTCTAACAGGTCCTTCTGGGGTCTTGCGATACGGGTGTGTATGCGTGAGCCACCAGATTGCTTCGATGGTAGAACCGAGCGACTTACCTGAACGGTTACCACCAATATACAACCTATCTTTGTTTGGCATGGAATGGAACTGTTCCTGCTTGGAAGATGGCTTGTAACTGTATAGGTTTGGGGTGTGGACAGACTCGTTTAGTCCTTCACCAAGTTGGAGGAGGATATCTGATAGGTCGAATGTTTCTTTAGCCACGGATTAGTTGGACGAGTTCCTGAAGTCGTAGACGAACCATAGTGTCGTTATCAGATTCGATACGGTTATGAAGGTAAAATAGGTCACCGAGTTTGGCGTAAGCCCACCATTCACCAGCACGAGGATACCCAACACCTGCACGCTGAGTGACCAGAAAACCAAACTTGCCGTCAGCATTTTGTCGTTCAACTTGTGCTTCTTCGAACCATTTTTCAATCTGTCCATAAGATGCCTCCTTAGCCATCTTTCCACCTTTAATTTCGAATACTACTAGCCCACCAATTTCGCGGAGCCAAACATCACCTTCGTCAGCGGACCCTTTGAGTACGTTGCGGTGTGCTTCTAGTGGTGAGTAGCCTGTAGATAGTAGATAGTTTCGGACTGCGGTTTCTGCGCGCGTGCCGATGTCTTTGGCTTTACTCATGTCGTCTCCTTATTTGGTGCGGTATAATTCTAGCATGGCTATAATCCCTACCCCTGACGAAGTGAACCAGTTTCACTTGTATTCGGATAAGGACTCTAGCGTAACAGCACTCCATCATACGTTGGGTCAAGGACCTACACAAGCAGCAGCAGGAAATCACACTCATAATGGGCGTGATTCGAAAAAGATTAAGTTTGAAGACATTGATGGTGGCTGGATGAACATTGACGGCGGACGGGCTTCAACACTTTTTGGCGGTTTACCTAGCATTGACGGCGGTTCTATCTAATGAGTATTCGTATTCAACTACGCGGCGACCTTGCCGCGACTTGGACTAGCGTAAACCCTGTCCTAGCCGAACGCGAGTTTGCTGTAGAAACCGACACTATGAAGGTGAAGGTTGGTGACGGCGTATCTAACTGGGTCAGCCTTCCTTACTTTACGCAGGGAACTGCGGGTAAGTCTGCTTATCAGATTGCTGTTGATAATGGTTTTGTTGGAAGTCAGTCTGCTTGGCTTGCATCTCTTGTAGGTGCGACTGGTGCGACTGGTGCGACAGGTGCAACTGGTCCGACTGGACCGACAGGACCTACTGGCGCGACTGGACCTAAGGGAGATACTGGTTTAACTGGACCTAAGGGAGATACTGGTTTAACTGGACCTACTGGACCTAAGGGCGACAAGGGCGATACTGGTTTAACTGGACCTACAGGTGCTACTGGTCCACAAGGACCGCAAGGTATTCAAGGTGATACTGGATTAACAGGTGCTACTGGACCTAAAGGCGACACTGGTTTAACTGGACCTACAGGACCCACTGGACCAACTGGACCAACTGGACCTAAGGGTGACACTGGTTTAACTGGACCTACTGGCGCTACAGGTGCAACTGGCGCAACTGGACCGACTGGACCTAAGGGCGATACTGGTTTAACTGGACCTACTGGACTAACAGGACCAACTGGACCAACAGGCGCTACAGGTGCAACTGGCGCAACTGGACCTACTGGACCAGGAGTTGCTGCTGGCGGAACTACAGGTCAAATCCTAGCCAAAGTAAACGGCACAGACTACAACACCCAATGGGTAGACACCCCACCTCCAGCAATCACCGCAACATCTCCAATTGTCTGGAACAGCGGAACATCAACCCTATCGTTTGACTCTGTAGCCAACGCCAAACTTGGCACACCAATGCTTGACTACGTTAAGAATGGAACAGGTGGCTCAGTAACTAAGGGTCAAGCCGTATACATTTCAAGCGCAGACGGCACAAACGTCATCGTTAGCCTAGCCGATGCGGATGCTGAAACAACCTCGTCCAAAACAATTGGACTGCTTTACCAAGACCTAGCCGTAAACGGACTAGGTTATGTCGTAACTAATGGTCTGCTATCAGGTATTGATACTTCAGGTGCAACCGCAGCAGGCGATAGCGTATGGCTATCAGGCACAGCAGGTGGACGTGTCTACGGTGCGCCACCAGCCGAACCAGCCCACTCCGTGTATCTAGGTATTGTTTCACGCAAGCACGCAACTAATGGTGAAATTCTTGTCAAAGTTCAAAATGGTTATGAACTAGATGAACTACATGACGTATTTACTGGTTCAGCCGCATCGGGCGACCTACTAAAATTTAATGGTTCAGGCTGGGTAAATGCAGCACAGTCAACCCTTGCTATCGCTCCATCGCAGGTTACTGGCACAGCCGTAATCACTACAGACTCACGCCTATCGGATACCCGAACCCCAACTGATGCTTCAGTAACTGATGCGAAGATTGCGACTACGCTTAGTCCGTCAAAGATTACAGGCACAGCCGTAATCACGACAGACTCTCGCCTATCAGACTCGCGTACCCCAACTGGTTCAGCAGGTGGCGACCTTACAGGCACTTACCCTAACCCAACCTTGGCAACTAGCGGCGTAACCGCTGGCTCTTACGGTTCAGTTTCTGCTGTTCCAGCACTAACCATTGACACTAAGGGACGCGTTGTAGCAGCATCAAGCACAAACATTGCTATCGCCCAATCAGCCGTAACAAACCTAACAACTGACTTGGCTGCCAAAGCCCCACTACAAAACCCAACCTTCACTCGTGTAGATGGCACTGGTGAAGGTGGTCAAATCAACCTACAGTCATCAAACGCCAGCGGAACTACATGGGCTATCGACAGTTACGGCTCAACAACAACCCCAGACATGCGCATCATCGAAGGCGCAAACACCCGCGTAACTTTCAACACTGGTGGCGATGTAACCCTTAGTGGAAAGATTGTTGCAACTGGTGTTCCATACATTATGGCAGCCAACACTATTACAGCGTTCACAGGAAACGCGACTGTAACTTTCCCCGCAAGCCGTTTCACTCAAGCCCCAATCGTTACAGTTACAATGGCTTCTAGCACTTCCGTAACATCGGCTACCATTGCCAGCATCTCAACAACAGGATTCACTGTTTATGCTTGGGCTGGTGGTTCGGCTGGAGCAGTTTCTCGTGCAGGACATTACATCGCAGTACAAATGACATCAGGAGCAGCAGGCGGATAATGATTATCAAACTCACATGCCACACCCAAAACTGCGAAAACGCAGACATCGCTATCCCGTTTGAAGACCCAGCCGATACTTGTATTTGTGGGGCTTGCGGACAAGAAATTACAGACAAGCAACCAGAATAATGGTAGGCTAACCTTCAAGTGCTACATGAAGGAGACACATGTTAGAAGGACTAGCACCAAACAAAAAAGATGCCCTATGCATCCTAATGAGCAAAGCAGCAGACCTAGACAAGTCTGACTACGACATTCTAATGGAAGCCCTAGAGTCGCCCCTCTGGTCAAGCAACGGACTATCTGAAGCCCTACGCAGCCGTGGATTCATCGTCCACAAAGGCGCGGTAGCAAACCACAGAAAGAAGACCTGTTCCTGTGCTAGATAACCTAAACCCTAAACTTGCTTGGCAGCCCGTCATACAGGCACAACCTGTAGTCATCAAGACGCCGAAAGAATACAAGAAACCTAAAACCAAACACAAGGTTCACGTCATTCTTCCAGACCCACAAATCGGTTACCGCCTACTCAACGACGAGTTTGACCCATTCCATGATGAAGCAGCAATGAACCTTGCGCTACAAATCACGTCATGGTTGGCAGACAATGACCGCGTAGACGGCATAATCAACCTAGGCGACTACCTAGACCTACCAACCTTTGGGCGTTTCGAACAAGAACCAGCGTTCGCCAACACCACCCAAAAAGCATTTGACCGCGGACACCTATTCCTACAAGAACAACGCGCCGCAGCAGGACCAAACGCAAAGATTGTTCTAATCGAAGGTAACCATGACCGCCGTTTAGAAAAGTTCATTAGCATTAACGCTGCCTCCGCTTGGGGATTGAAGCGTGCCAACATGGACAGCCTCCCAGTAATGAGCATCCCTTACCTTCTACGACTAGACGAAATCGGAGTTGAATACATTGACGCCTACCCAGCAGGAGCATACTGGCTCACAAAAACCTTGCGCGCTATGCATGGAACAAAAGTCCGTAGCAACGGCTCGACGGCAGCAGCGTACACAAACGACACCCCGCACATCTCCACAGTCTTCGGTCACGTCCACAGGCAAGAAGTCCAATCACGAACTGTTTTTGACCGTGAAGGTGCAATCAAATCCTCAGCGATTAGCCCAGGCTGTCTATGCAGGGTTGATGGAGCAGTACCATCCGTTAATGGGAGTACGAAAGTTGATGGCACTCCAGCAAAGTTTTATGAGAACTGGCAACAAGGAATAGCCGTAATCACTATTGACGAGAATGAATCTTTCTACACCGAGTTAGTTCAGATTAACGACGGCGTGGCGTGGTTCCGTGGAAACAAGTTTGTGTATACAATGTAGATACCTCCTTTCTCCACAAGGAAAACCCCAGAGTTAACAGTCAGATGTCTCTGGGGTTTTCTGCTACCCTTAAGTCATGTACGGATTCGACATTGACGACACTATCGCCACCACAGACTTTAAACACTCACGTTCACAAGTAGAAGCAATCCTCGGAGCAAAAGTAAACTATACGCCAAGCATGCCATTCGTAGCAATCACGGCACGAGGCAATGACCCTAAAGTTCACAAGGCTACCCAAATCTGGCTCAAGCAACACCAACCAAACTGTCAAGGCGTAGAGTTCACTGGCGGGTCAATGAAACAAATCATCGACGGCAAAGCACGCGCAATCCAAAAGCACGGCGTCACCGACTATGTAGACAACAACACTGAACTATTAACTGGACTAAAAAACCTGCTACCTAAGGTGCGGTTTTACCATTTCACTGGCAACGGCTACAGCCGTTTCTGATTGCTTCCCGACCTGGATTCGAACCAAGACAAACGCCTCCAAAGGGCGTGGTGCTGCCGTTACACCATCGGGAACTACTAGCGAGCCTCCGCTAGTCGTCTAGCCTCAGACTCAATAATCTCAACCTGAGAAGCCTTACTTTCCTTATCATGCAGCCACCAATCCTTACCCAGTTCACCCTGCGGAATGAACGGTTGAGTATGGTCTGGACGCTCTCCATAGGCTGGGTCGTTCAACGCATGCCAAGTGTTGTGGCAATGGTCGCAGATACGATGCAAGTTAGTTGGGGCATTGTTCATTGTGTTTTTGTCTGGACCGTGGTGGCGGTCTGACGCTGGGCGTCCGATACATCCAACGATAGGATGAATACCCCCGCCTGCTTTAGCCAAACCTGCCCACTCGCAGACCATCCCTGCTGTGATGGGATACATCTCAGCAGCGCGTTTACGTCCCGTGGAGAGAGGGTCTTTGTAATCAGCGAGTGACTTGCTGGACTCGTATCCATCCTCAATGTAGCCATTGTCCACTTCTTTATTGCCAGTCTCAGATTGGTCATTACCAACAACTTTTACATTACCATTAGCGTCAAACTTTACATCTCCACCACAACAACAAATTTCGGTAAAGTTGTCATCCCATGCGAGTTCGCACTCATTATGAAATCCGCCACGACATCCGAGGCAAGGGTTATCTATCCCAATAGTCACTCTTGTCCTCCAGATAGTCGCCCAGAATGTCCTTCACGGACGATGAGTTGTTGCTTGAACCAATCTTTAGTAGGTCTACACCAACAAACATTTTGAAGCCTACAGATTCGCTCTCAGCCACGTTTAGACGAGCCTTCACCTCGCGGGTCAGGTTGTTTTGCGTGACAGGCTTCTCACCATTCTCAGCACACCATTCACGATAAGCATTGAACAGGGCAGTCTTAGTGACAGATGCAGTGTCGGCGAGGATAGTGCGCTCATCAATGAACTTGGCGATGTGGTCTTCTTCGTGACGGTAGGACTGTGTAGCCATCTTGACCGATTCAGGTTCGCTGAACCCTTGGTTGGTTACACGCACAGCACCATCAATCATCCACTGTAGGATACCTGCGCCTTCTTCTTCGACGAGAAGTTGGGCGAGGTTTTCTTTACGCTTGTCCGCTGGAATCGTTTTACGGAAGTCAATCTTTCGTAGACGACGCCAGAAACCATCTCCACCAGACTTTACTTCTGGCAGGTGGTTTACTGCCATGAACAGTGTGTGTGTTGGTTTGAAGTCGAAGAAGTTTTGTCCCATAAATCTTGCAGAGAGAGTGTCGCCTCCTGTGAGCATCTTGACTCTGGACTCATTAAATTTACCGTCAGGGCGTGTCTCCGAAGCCACGGCAAGACGAACTCCTCTAAGTCTTGCAATGTCAGTGGGGTGTGCGTTCCCTGTAGTGTCAAGAAGAAAGTTTTCTGGCATGGTTGCGGCATAGTCATTTAGAATCCCCGCAATGACGTCGATAATAGTTGACTTACCGTTCGCGCCCGTTCCAACAAATACTGGTAGTACATGGAATCGGGAATCGCCGAATAACGCAGCACCAAAGAGTTCTTGGACGTACGCGATGCGTTCGTCATCCTCAATGACTTCTTTGAGGAAGTTAGACCATAACGGAGTTTCCATAGTTCTAGGGCTGATAGAGGTCTGCCTAGTATTAAGGTCAACACCCTTAAGTGCTGGGCGTATTTCACCTGTTCGGAGATTGACAATCCCCTCAGGAGTGCAGAGATTATTTGCCTCCGCATCCAACTCGATTGCGCGAACAAGGACTTCGCTATCGGTCCCAGCAATTGCGATTGCATTTAGAATCCTATCTTTGTTTTGTGATTGAAGTATCCACTTATTAATTGCAGGTCCAAGGTCTGTGCCGTGGAAGAACTGAACAGAGTCAATCATTTCCTGCATAATCGATTTCTCTTTGTCCTGAACATAGCGTGTGCCATCCCAGTAATACCAGCCAACATCAGTTACATAACGGTATTTGCCACGCATGAAATGAATCATGCGGGTAGCGTTAGCGGCATCAGTAGTGCCATAGTTCATGTAAGAGTTGTAGTAGATGCTGTGAAGTTCCTCGTCAGAGTATTCATCCTTATAGGGCGAGGCAGGCTCTACAATTTCTTCAACACCCTCAATAAAATTTTTGTGTTCGTGTCCACGAAGTTCATCACTAAGTTTCTTCGCATCAAAAGTTTCTACACGAGCAACAGCCCAACGGTTAGCAGACTGAACCTCACCCTGATTGATTTCACGGGAAGGCGCAGACTTTAAAAACTCGCGGAACTGTGCATCCAAAGTAACAACAAGACGCTTAGCCGTATCTTCTGTGATACACCCGTTACGGTGCGCAGCGTTAATCTTTACGAGTTGCTGTAGCAGCCAGCCGTGGCGCGACTTAGGTACGCCGTTAGTTGGCTGAATCGAATTGAATAGGTTACCTACCCATTGGCAATCGAATTCTGCGTAATTCCAGTCGGACGCGCCAGATACAAGTTCGAAGTCTGGCGAAGTCTGAACCGATACGAAACCGTGCGTAATAAGTAGGTCATCTAGTTCGTCTAGGCTGAGTGGTCGCCAAGCGTCAGCGAAGTCTACACGCACAGGGATAGGGTTGGCTAGGTCTTTAAAGTTTGTTCCCCCAGGCGCACGGAAAATGCGTGGCAGGTCAAACACAGAATCTAGTTGACCGCCCTGAGAGGCAGCCACCCAACGCACAAACGCACCCCAACGGGATAGTACACCTGATGCTTGTTCTTGCGTGTATTCTTCCTCAGGGTCAATAGCCCAATAAGGCTGTAAACCGTGACCAGAGTGGACGACAGCGGTTGGTTGCACACCGATAAGGTTTGCAATCAGGTCAACCAGTTCGTGAGCATTCGCTTCACTCTGGATGCCTGTATCTTTATAGTCAATGTCAATCCAAACGGCGGACAGGCGTGTAATGTCTTCAGCCTTAGCGCGCCCAGAGGCAGTCGACGGGTTGATTTCATACCAAACATTCGACCCCATCTCAGTCAACGCTTCAACAACAGTGTCGGCGAACTGAACCTTAGTTGTCTTTACACGGAAACCCTGAGATGCGGACTGATAGCAGACTGCTAATGCATCCTCAGGTGAACGCCCTAAGCGTTCTAGAAGTTCTTGGAAGGGCTTGGTCAGAGCCATAATGTAATCCTTTCAGAGATTGGAAAGCGGTCACAGCGAGGGAGAAATGGAGGAAAAACCTCGCTGTGACCGCAAACTTTTAGAGGTTAGAGAAGTGAACCATCAAGGACGGCTTCGACAGCGTAACGATTAACGCCCATAGTCTCTGCGATTTCCTTGGAGTCAAAGCCAGCCTCAGCCAACTTGTTCACCTTAGCAACCTGCTCTGCTGATAGTTTATCACCCTCAACGACTTCCTTGCCACCAATCGCCAAAATAGCGTCAACAGCAGGGTTCGACTTCGAAGGAACAATAGTGATACCGTACAACTTTACGTTGTTGTACTTCTTGTTCGATGATGGCTTCTCGCCAGCGAAGGTGATAGTGAAACCGAAACCCTTTTCAAGTTTGGTAACATTTGCTTCCTTCATTGCAGCCTTAGCAGCCTGCAACTTCTGACCGAACAGGTAAACCTTACGCTCACCATCATCCTCAACACCGTCACCGTATTCGGTGGCGAGAGTTACAACAATCTGCAACTTCGGGTTACCATCTTCCCAGAACTCTGGGTCGCCAGTTTCGTAGTTGCGAACCTGAGCAGTCTCAAGGTCCGTGATAGTTCCAGTAAACGAATCGCCAACCTTAGCGTCCTTGAACGAAATACTTGGAACAGACTTACCCGATAGCAAATCATTCGGGTCTGGTAGAGCCGAGTTAATGTCGACCATAATTTTTTTATCCTTTGTTAGTTTTCTTAGTTTTACTTGCTTTTATTACTTTTAGATAAGCGACGAAACATCGCCTATCTCATTCTGTTCATACTTTTTACAGTCGAAACAGAAACCTGCTTTCGGTTGCTTCTCAATCACAGCATCCCAACCGACAATCTCTGCTGCATCAATCATTACCTCCAACGCCGTCAAAGCGTCCTTAGCAACTTGTTCGTCATAGCGTAGCATAACCACCTGCGCCTCTGTCAAATCCTTATCACGAGGAAGAAAAGTTAGCGCAACATGTGAAACATCATGTCCCTTCTGACGCCAACCATAACCATACAGCATAGCCTGAATACGATACTGGTCTTTAATCTTGCCATTGCCAGCCTCACGAATAGCACGCTCACCAACAACCTTCCAATCGTTAACAACCACAGTGCCATCAACAGTAATCGCAGCCATGTCGCACGAACCACCAAGTTTTAACGACTTGTATTCGTGAACAAACAAACGCTCCTCCAACATGTACTGGTTAGACCATTCACGAGAACCAAAACCATCCTCCAACGCCTGATGCACAGCCGTACCAATAAACGGATACCAAGAACCCTCAGGCTTCTTCGGCATACCCGAAAGTTTACGGGCAACACACTTACGACAATCAGAACCAACCTCGCTGATACCGATACTTTGCTGAAACGAACGCTCAGTCAAAAACAGTTCAGTAATACGCGACAGCCACTGATTAGCCGTAGCAACAGCAACTTTATCCAAAGCGTTATGCTCTGACTGATTCACACCCAAAATGTTTACAGGCATCTCAACTCCATTCCATTAGAAACAACACTATACATCATCCCGCGTACGATAATTCCTTTTATTAGGAATACCCTTACGAGAACTATTACGAGAACCACCATTAGCCTTATGCCACAAACGACGCTCATTAGCAGTCATCCCACCCCAAATACCATCCGTCTCATTATGACGCAAAGCATACATACGACACTCCATCATCACAGGACAAGACTGTACACAATTCTTTTTAGCCAACTGAGCCTGAGTCAAATCATCATAACCCTCAGCCTTAGGCGTACCAGACTTTTCAGGGAAATACAAATCTGGTGCTTGCTGGCAAGGCACAATGCCTGCGTGGTTCTCAAAAATAAAATCTGCTAACAGGGCAGCATCAAGCCCCTGGTCGCCCGTCATCCTGTATTCCATTATGTTCCTCCAAAAATTTCTCTACCTGCTCAACAAGCAACTTACTTGCCGAATCCGTTAAAGCCTCGCTCATAATACGAGACCTCTTCATAGCCTCACCAATGCGAATCATTGCTAAACGCAAACGCTCCTCATCATCAGGACTAGCCATTACGAACCTCATCACACAACTTTTGAATCTCAAAATTCACACTAGGCGAACGCTGGTCAAAATCACGCTCAAACACTCCAAGAATGTATTCACGCTCCTTACGAGCCACCGCAACCAGCATCTCATCAAACACTGCACGAGTCATTTCGATTATAGGTTTAGCGTCAGACATTTAATAATCCCAATCCGCATCAGGATACTCAGCCTGAACAAACTCCTCCAAAGCATTAAAGTCAGCGAAATACTTCGTCTTGTGGTCGTCGCGGTCAAGCCAAACCTCAAACTCGAAATGATTCACCTCATTAATACCAACCGAAATAGACCTATCACCAGTGATGTCCTGAAAAGTGGCAGTCCAATCATTCGCCTCATTCCAAACATCATCCACGTCATAAGGCATACCATCCCAAACGCTCACTTGTACTCTCCTTTCAAACGCGCAATCTCATCCTTAATGTAGAAGATTGCTTTCTCTAAATCCTGTATTTGCATACTACTATCTTTCAACCCTGCACGCCACAAATACTTTATAGCGTTACCAACATTGAAAGTCCTATGCCTTGTAATCTGAATCGCCTCAACACCAGACGGGTCGCTAGTGTAATGCGAAGGATGATTCACCAAATCCTCACTCATCAGTTACCTCCACTCTTAAAAATCTGGTTAACAATCTGACGCGCAAAATCAACACCACGCGCACCATCCAACAACTTACGGGTTGACTTGTAACGCTTAGACACTACCTCAGCGATTGCTTGGTCAAGCGTATCAACCGCAATAAGATTCCAAATCGTTACATTATGAAGATTAGACGCACGATGCACCCTATCCTCAATCTGTTCAATCTTGTCAGGGTCATAAGGCGAATCAACCATAATCAAATCATCAGCCTTATCCAAACTAATACCAACACCCATCATTCCCGACATCAACACGACACGCAACGACCCATTCTGAAACTCATTCTGAACCAAAATACGCATCTTCTCAGAAGTAGAACCATCCAACACCTCAGCATAAATACCAAGCAACTCCAACTCTGCCTTCAACCAATACAACACCTTAGAAAACTGTGAAACAATCACAACCTTCGCATCATTATCAGCAAAATCATCAGACTCAATAAACCCACGCTCATCCAACCACTCACGCAACCAATCAAGTTTCACCGACTCACCACCAACAACAGGCATTACAGAACCATCATCCTCCAACTGCCACAAACAAGTAGCCAACTGGCGCGCACGCAACGAAAAAATCATTGCCTCAGCAGAATCACGCTCCTCCAACTTATCCTCCAAAATTTTTGCCTCAGACGACATTTGCTGACCCATATAGGCTGCGCGTTGAACCTTACCCAACTCCAACTCAACATCCACATAACGCTTAGGAGGCAATTGAGGCAACACCTCAACCTTCGTACGCCTCAACATCAACTCAGCATCCTTCAACAACCACTCCCGTTCAGACTTCAACGACTGAACAGTTTTAATAGTCCGATTACGAGCAACCTGTTGCTCAACAACCCAAAAATTATCCTCCAACCACTTCCAACGCGACAACGGCGTAGAACGAGGGTCAAGAAACCGCCAAGTACCAAACCTGTTCTCCAACTTCCCGCGGTCAGGCGTACCAGACACAGCAACCCTGATAGCACCATCAGCGAAACGGATACGATTCAAACCCTTCCAAAAATTAGTTGGCTTCCTATGGTCGCGAATAGGTAAAACAAGATGCGACTCATCAACCACAACAGCATCCCACTCAATCTCACCAAGTTTCGGCACACGCAACCCAGACTTCGTAAAATCAAGCGCATTATGATTAGCCACCACAAACACCACACCATCCTTAAAAGTGCGGTCAAACTGCGCCTGCTTCTGCTTAGCCGTACCACGCGAAACATCCACAACATCATACAAAGAATAACGAGGCGCAACAAAACGCTCAACAGAATCAATCCAAGTAGTCTGAGCATTAATAATCGGTGTAACAATCAACACCATAGAAGGGCGGTCAAACAACCCCGCAACCTCCAAACCACCCAACACCTCAAGCGTTTTACCAAGTCCAGGCTGGTCAGCCAAAAGCAACTGCCGTTGACCCGCTATACGAGACGCCGCCACCTGCTGATAAGGAAACAGCACCTCCTCAAACAAACTCACTCGTTCTCACCCCGAATAAGAGCAATAAGGTTAATGCGGTCAGAACAAACCTCACACTCATAAGTCATTCGTTCACAAAAAGCAAAATGCTCATCTAACAGGATAATAATGCGTTCACGCTCAAAATCACAACCCAACTCCACAGCACGCTCAATACCACGCTCAACACTCTTAAAACTCATCAAAAACCACCATTCCTAATCACATCAAACAAATCACGCTCATTCAAAAAACGAACCTTAACCAAACCCATACGCGACCACTCCACACTATACATACCCACCGACACACTAGACGGCGAAATCAACAACATAGACCCCTCACGCACCCACGCATCACGCTTATCAACCCTATTCCAGCCAGCGTCAACCAACACATCAACCACAAAAGACGGAACACTCTTAGCCATTAAAACTCATCCTTATCAAAATCATTAAACAAAACAGCCTCATCAGGAGCAAGACTCTCACCCCAAAGCGTATCAACAAACACATCAACAGGCTCAAACAAATCAGCATACAAAGCCTTAGCCTGAGAAACAAACCACTCCTCACTAGACCTATCAACCCAAACATAATCGTTACAACCACCACGACCATCATTCGACACAACAGCAACCACTTCGCCTTTATACACAATCTCACCAGACCAAGCGACACCATAAATCGTCTCAACCATACCCGTATCAACAAACGAATAACCAAACATTTACTTCTCCTTCTTCTCATTAAACACAAACAAAATAACTAACAACGCCCAACCAGCCAAAGACATACAAGCCCCAGCCACCTTAGACACACCCAAAAACAAAAACACGAAAGCAAAAAACATACAAAACACCATAAACAAATAAGCAAAAACAAAACCATAACGCTCCGCCTTATGCCATAATTGTTTAAGTAAGCGTGGTTGCTTACTCATTGATACTCCTTTCACTGATAGAGGGGGCAATCCAATTAAGGGTTGCCCCCTTTAACCATTCCCTAAATGTCCATCCAAATATCAGTCAAAACACTACCCAAAATCTCGTCAAACGCATTACTCATACGCCCCTCCAACTCTGTAGCAATGTCCTCCCACTCAGCCTCACTAAACACACGCTCACCCTCATCATCCTCAATAGGCGGATTAGCAGTATTAAACCAAGCCTCAAACTCATCCTTAGACACAAACCCAAACTTAGCAACATACGACATTAGACAACCTCCTCAAAGTCCTCGTAATCATCATCTACCTTATGCGTTTCCCAATTGTCGTTATCATACTTACCGATAGTCCGCCAATAAGCAGACACAGACCACTCACCACTCTCACGCAACCAAGTAGACACATTGTATTCCGCAAACTCCGTAAACCCAACCGCACCCTGAGCAGGACGACCAACACCCGCACCCTGAGCAGTCTGAGGGAAAAACGCCCACGAAATCCTCTCACCATCAACACTCTTAGCCTCAACCTCAACACGCTCAC